GCGCCGCCCGCAGCGTCTCGGCGCGGGCACGGTTCTGGGCACCCGTCAGCCCGCCACCGAAGATCCGTTCCGGCTCGGCATCGGTCAAGCCGTCCAGGAAGTCCCGGACCGCGCGGCCCACGGCCGGCGCCTCGGCGTCCCGGCCGCCGATCCGCAGCGCCTCCCCGATCGCCGAGAGCGCATACCCGCCCGCGAGCACCGTGGCCAGCACGATGGCGACATCGACCAGCTCGGAACGTTCCGGGACGACCGGGTCCGCGGTCACGTCCTGGTCCCGGGCCTCGACGACGATCTGATCGGCCGCTTCCCGGGCCAGACTGGCCATCGCGTCGGCCAACTGCTCGCCGGCCTCCCCGATCACGGCCGCCGGGACCACGATCGATGCCAGCCCGGCCAGATCGCCATCGGAAATGGCCCGTTCGACCTGGTCGACCAGGCTGGCGAACCAGCGGGCCCGGACGGGTCCGAACTCCTCGATCAAGCTGGCGAGCGCCGACTCCCAGGACTCCTGAACGCCGGACAGGTCCGGCTGGTCCTCCTCCGGGAGATCCGGCTTGCGCCGGGCAACGGTGAACATACGATCGGTCATGCCGTCCGGTATCGGCATGACAGTCTGCTCGGTCGGCGCCGCGGTCAGCTCGGCCGGCGCCGGGACGACCAGGTTTCCACCGAGGTCGTTAACCATCTCCCGCGCCTCGTCGACCGTCAACAGGACTCCGCCGTCCGTGCCCAGGTAGACCTTCTGAACGGCCTCGACAGCGGATAGCTTGCGTGAGGCTGCCGACTCGCCCTCGCCCGGATCGAGCGCCAGCTCGATCTCGGGCAGCTCCAGCTTGGCCAGGGTGTCCAGCCGGTCGAATCCTGCCGCGATCAGCGTGCTCGCCGCACTCACCCGGGCGGTCAGTTCGGCCGCCTCGGCGATCAGGTCCTCCGGGATCTCCAGCTCGTAGTCGAACTCCAGGCCCGTGGCGGCCGCGCCGAACAGCGGCAGGAACTCGCTGTTCAACATTTGCTTCCAGCGCTCCAGCCGAGGCTTGTTCAGCCACCGGGCGAAGACGACCTCGGCCGCTTCGGCGTTCGCACGGTTCACATCCTCCGTGGTGCCGAGCATCGGCTTGGGAAACCTGAACGCTTCCCGGATGATCTCCCGCGAAACGTTCCGCAACTGCTCGAACTGCATGTCTCGCATGGAGAACTTGCGGTCTACCCAGTGCTGGCCGGCCTCCAGTACTGCCACCCTGTGCGCGCGGCTCACGCCCTGATGGCCCTCCCGCCAGTGCTCGGTCAGCCGCTTGAACTCGACATCATCCAGGTCGTGCTCGACCTCGATGATGCCGCCGGGCTCGGCCGAATTGAGAAAGAAATTACGGTTCCACTCGGCGCTGTACTTGGTCGCGTCCAGGTCGACCAGGATCGACTGCACGGGCCCGAGACCCCGGTACGGGTCCAGCGGCGAGGGCCGGCGCAGCATCAGCACATCGTCGACACCGAGCGGGACGCGTTCCCCGGACGGCCCGGTATAGACATATCCGGAGATGAAGTCCTCCGGGTGCGGCACCACGGTCATACGGTCCGGCCGGACGCACCACAGCTCCAGCGGCACGGGAGAGCGCGGGTCACGGCCGACGACCAGCCACGTCTCCCCAGTCAGGTCCTGATGCTGCTGGCCGGACTCGACTAACTCCTGGCGAGTATAGAAGGGGTTGGGTCGGTTCCATGTGTCCAACGCGGCGTGACTAAGCACCTGGACACGCTGCGCATCGGGTGTCCGCGCCTTGCGGTACAGCTTCCACTCGGCTTGGCCGGCCGCGTTCGCGCAGGCGTCAACGATCGCGAACAGGGTGCCGACGGACCCGTAGGCCCGCATCAGAGATTCCTGATCATTGCGCAACGGGGACATCAGACCGGTCGCGATCCGGCCCGCATAGGCGACCGGCGCCCGGGTCATGACTTTTCCGACGAGGCCCAATTCAGCGCTCGGCATTCCACTCGGCCAGGAGCATGGACACCCCGGCGCAGACCAGCCCGACCGTGATGTTCCATGTGAAACCGGCACTCGCCAGGGTTCCGAGCCCGGCCGTGGTCATGTTCGCGTAAGGCCGGATCTTCGCGGCCACGCGCCGGCCGGCCCTTTTCAAGCCGACCAGGACGGCGCCACCGCCGCGACGACGGGCCGGAACGTCAGCGCCCACCAGGCCCGCCAGCTCGCGCGACCGGGCCGGCGCCAGCACGTCCCGATCGTTGGCCCACAGGTCCCGGAGAAAGTCCTTCAGAATGTACTCGTCGGTCATCGGGGTCATCCGCCGCCTCCGATCGTCAGGCCGACCGTCGCCAGGACCGCCACGGCGACCAGCGCTACCAGACCGATCATGACACAAGCGAGTACGGCGCCGAGCATCGCGAGGAACGCGGTCGCGAACGGGCCGCGGTTCGTAAGAGGGCTGTTCACAGGAACCTAACTCCTTGTCGCTTGCCGCGCGCCCGGAACATGACCAGGTAGCGCATGGCATCCATCCCGTGATCGTCCTCTTTGCGCGGTACCTCTTTCGGTGCCTTCCCGGCCGCGACGTCCCAGACATAACCCGGGATCTCCTCCGCCGTGCAGGTCGGACGTTTCGCGTCGAGCAAGTCCGGATCGGTCGGATGAACGAGCGCACCGCGCATGATCGACAGCCTAGGGCGGCCGTCGCCGGTCCGCCCCAGCCGCGACGCGACCTCCTGGATGCCGACCGTGACCCGCTTGTCCGCCCCGCGGGTGGATCTGTGCAGGTACTTCTCCAGAGTGGCCCGACCTTCCGCGTCATGATCGCAGACGATCGCGCGGGCACGTGGCTCGTGCTCGGACAGGGCCGCGATGTCAAGTGCGTGCTGCTCCACCAGGCGCTGCGTCTGGTAGATCTCCCGGTACATCACGAGCCGGCCGTCCGGATCCTCGGCCCACCACTGGGCCACAAACGGATTCGTGTAGCCGAAGTCGACGGACAGGTATCGGGCCCATTCGTCCGGGATCGCCCCGTGCGGGATCAGATGGACGGCCTCGTCCCAGTCCTCGTAGATCATTCCCTCGGCCGCCACCCACCGGCCGTACCGGAGCCGCTCTCGGCGCACGCCGGTCAGGGCGTCGAGCCGGGCCATGTAGGCCGCGCCGGGACCGGTCAGTCTGCCCGGCTCGGCATAGAGCCTCGGATTGTCCTCGTGTCTGCTGTGCAGCAATAGAGCCTGGCCCCGGTCGCACCGCGCCTTTAACCAGTGTGTCGGCGTCGACGGGTTCGTGTCGGCGATGAGTTGCTGGTAGGAAACCTTGCCATTACGAAGCCGGGACGTGATCGCTTCCCAGTCGTCCACGGTCAGCTCGATAGCTTCTTGAACAAAGATCATGTCGTACTCACTGGACATGATCCGGGTTGACTTGTCCATGCCGCCGACCGCGACGATCGAGCCGTTCGGATAGCGATACTGCGGAGGTTGCTCGGGCGAACCGCCGTAGAAGTCGACCAGACCGGCATCGAGCGCCTCGGCGATGACGTGCTCACGCCAGGTGACCAGCGCCGTCGTGCCGAGCGAGGACAGCGTCTTGCGGACGATCAGACCACGCATGCCCGAGACGGCCAGTGCGGTGGCGTGCAACTTCTCTAGTGCGGCCCGCGACTTGCCGGTACCGGCCGGACCGGCGAGCAGTACCTCGCCGGCATGAGTCCCGAACAGCTCATGAGCCGCCCCACGCGGGGCGTAACGATGAACGGTCCCGATTGTTTCCTTGACCGAGACCATTCCCATCCCAACAGGTTACGCCTGATCCGGGTCAAGTCAGCTTCTCGACGTCCACACCGACCAGCTCGTACCGGACCGCGCCGTCAATCGCGAGCCGGGTCGGGGCGTCCAGGCCGAGCAGCCGAGCGCGCTGTTGCATGATCTTCAGCACGGTGTGGACAGCGGCCAGGACCGGACCGTCATCCTTGAATCCCGTATCTGCCCCCTGGTAGAGCACTGCATGCTCACGGTCGGCCACCTGGATGGCACGGTGCAGTAGATCATCCAGGCGGGCCAGCTCCAGACAGCGCAGCTCGTCCACTTCGGTGGACTGCGCTCCGATCACCCGCTTGAGCGCGACCTTGACATCGGTCCACACCGCGGCTGAGTCGGTATAGCCCAGCGTGGTGGCGATCTCGGTCACGGGCACGCCGGCCAGATGCATCCGGTAGGCGGTCGTCCTCCGCGTTGCTACGGCGGCTTGGGCCAAGAGTGCCGTGGGCTCGCTCATGTCAGCCTCCGTAGACGATCCGGTCGGCGATCCGACCGGCCGCCATGCTCACTGCACCGAACAGTCTGGCATGGGAATCCTGACGCGCCAGATGCTCATTCCTGCCCCGAGCCGGACGGCGCCACGTGCATTCGGCCCCGATCGGCGCGCCACAGGTAGGGCAAGCGAAGCACATCGGATCGCTTCTGCCATCGAGTAGGAGCGCCGCAGCATCGTCCCGCACCATCAGATACCAATCGTGATCGGCAATCCGATGAGGGCGGACGGCGAGGTGCGCCACCTGTTCATCACTGAGCGCGTGTCTCCCCAGTGTCGGTCCGCGCTTACTCATGACCACGACCGCGACTGCGACCGCGACCGCGACCACGACTGTGATCCCATCCAGTCCGTAGGACGCCCGAGCGGCCAGTTTCGCCGAGTCATCTGGACCACGACCCCGACCCCGACCACGACCACGACCCCGACCACGACCGCGACCACGACCGCGACCACGACCCCGACCGCGACCACGACCCCGACCGCGACCACAACCGCGAAGACGACCATGACTGCGACCATGACTGCGACCGCGACCGCGACCACGACCGCGACCGCGACCATGACTGTGATCCCACC